ACCCCAACCTGAATTATAGATTCTTTTATCTTCTCCAAAGACTTCATCAACAGCTTTTTGAACACCGTTTAAGGGTTCATTACTATTGCCGTAATCGTGGCCACCAAGGAAACCACCAATTTTTACTTTAGGCAACCATGCGTGAATGTCTGCCAAAACGGCTTCATATAGGTGGGATCCGTCTATGAAAACAAAATCTAATGACCTGTCCTCATATCTGGAAGACGCTTGGATGCTATCCATTCTTACAGGAGTGATAATATGTTTAACTGGTTCAATATTCTTGAGGAAGATGTCATAAAGTGTTCCTTCATCGTGTGGATCCTTGATATGTAGATTTTCTTGTGGTGAACCTTCCCAAGTATCAATGGCATCAATTGTAATATTTTTGCCCTTATTGATTATTTCTACAGCTGCATAACAAACGGATTGACCACGCCAAACACCAATTTCAACAAATTTGGCGGTATCATATTTGTCTATAATATAATTATAAACATTTGCATAATTAAAAAATGTTTGTTTTTGTAGTGAACTATAAAAATGTTCCATCATTCGGCAACTATAAATGCGTTGCCGTGTGGATGAGATGTTGTCCAGTTTTCTTTAAGATGTCCAAATTGATAATCAAAATACTTAATTTTAAAACCAGCATCTACTAAAGTGGTCAACCACCATTCTTCTGGCTCACGGACAACATGAGTGACATCCATTTCATATTCACGGATTCTATATCGTTTACCATCACCAAGTGGAACACCAACAAATAAGTATTTACATCGGCGTCTAAATGCAGATAAAACTTCAGGTAATTGTTCTTTAGGTATATGCTCAAGAACATCTTTAGCAATAATTAAATCCCAACCGCCTTTAATATCTTCAGTTGTTTCAATAACCGATAGATAAGGTTTTACTTTTTCATGGCCATGAGTGACAGCATACTCTGATACATCCACTCCATATGCTTCTTTACCAAGTAACCTCATAGCATATACCATGAAACCTTTAGCACAACCATAATCTAATACATTATCAAATTGTATATTGTTAATGATTGAAGAGGCCTCACGAATTGTTCTCTCCGGCATCCAACGGTAGTTTTCATAGGCACTTACACGACTACGAACACCATCTTCAAAATACTTTTCATCAAACATTTTTTTTAAGCTCATAATATGTCCTATGCGAATTCGTTATGTTTTGTTGGCATTAATACATCATCAATCAATTCATTTTGATAAGCATATTTACAGAATGAACAATCGTGGTGTCTTCTAAAATTATCAGGACCACCAACTTGTGAATTGTAAAAGTCTGTAATGCCAGCAATATCACATAACTTGAATTCTTCATTTACTTGATAATTATTTTCTGGTGCTAATTCAGCTGAAGGACAAACATATACATTACCATCGGTAAACACACAAGGTTTTACACCGTGCATGTAACAATGGTTGTTTCGTCTTTCGCCTTTGAAATTAAAATCAGATAAGAAAGCATATTGTAACTTACCATGTTTTTCTTCATGTTTAGCAATCAATACTTTAATTGATTCAATATCTTGCATTACAATCTTTGGGTCTTTAATTGCATTAAACGCAATACGGCATGGAATTTTATTTTCTTCAACCCATGCCAACATCTTCATAAAGTTTTCTTCTTTATATTCATTTGATGCTAACTTTTTAGCTTTTGGGTCTTTCCATTCACCAGTAATATTAGGATTTGTAGATGTATCCATTGCACCATCCCAAACATAAGCTGCAGAGATTTCAATATCTAATCCTTCAAACACTTCAAGGTGATATGGGTATGGTTTCTTTTCGTCCCATGAATACATTCCTAGGCGAACCCATGACATCATGTGCCAGTTTTTAATCTTTTTGAGTTTTGAACCGTTGGTACAAATACCAATTTTCAAACCTTTATTATAAGCATACTCAATGACTTCATCTAATTGTGGGTGTAGTGTTGGTTCTCCGCCGCCTGTAAATTCCATACCTGTAGCACCAAGAGCATGAAATTGGTCAATGGCTGATTTCATTTGTTCAACAGTCAACATCTCTTTCATGGCACGATTAGCAAAACAACAGAATGAACATGTTAAATTACATGGGTTGCAAGGTGACATATGAAACATCACAGGTCTTGGGCGTTTACCTTGTTGCAAATCAATCAAGCGGTCCATATGTTTAAGTAATTTAGCATGATTACTTGAGTAACTACGACCTCTAATTTGATTATCAACTACATATTCTTTTTTTGTTTTTTTAAGTTTGCTTGTATTAATAACATCCATATTCTAGCCCTTTAGTGTGAATTCATATACAACTTCGTGTCTTTGAGCACCTGACCAGTCAATATCTTTTTTGTCAGGTGTGCCATATTTGTCTTGCATAAATTTAGGATAAACTTTATTAAGTATTTCTTCCATCTCAAGAAAGGCTTTATGTTTATCATAGTTACTTGGTCTATCTGGATGATACATAGAAACTTCATGTATTACTCCTGCCTTTTCACGGCAGATAGATGAGAATATCATATCAAATCCCCAGCCACTATAAACTTTATGATACTCCCAAAAATCTAGTAAAATAGGTATCATTGAAGTGTGGAAGAATGGTGCCATGCCTTCAATGAAATTAGTTCTACTATAAACCCATTCTTTATTTTGATGTAAGACCGCATGAGAAGAGGCTGAACCAGCAAGTGTTGATAATTGAAATAATTTCATATCATTCTTTTCTGCTAATTCTAAACCACGATTCACACTTTGAATATCTGTAACTAAATCATCGTCCCAAAATCCAATATATTCGTAATCTCGCCAATCAAAAGTATCAAGAAAATGTTTTGCTAAATCCCATTTGAATCCAACATCTTTAACCAAATAATCATAAGTGTCAGATTCAATATCAAAATCTTTATATTGATAAGCTATCACTTCATAATCTCTATTAGCTTTAGTGTAACGCCAATGGTTATTTTTATCATATGCTTCATGGAATGATAACTCTTGGCCAACAGGTACAAAAATAATATTACGCATATTTTTTCTCAATCAATTGTTTCCATTCAGGCACTCTATCATATTGGTGAACCAAGGAGAATACCTGTCCGTTGCTAGTGCAAACCATATTATCTACTAAAATTGGACATTTTTCAACCACCCTATCACCATATTTACCTTGTATTTGTGGGCCTGTGGTGCCTAATTGAGCGGCATAACCATCTTCACTCATGGCAAAATTAGTAATTGATTTGTATGGTTCTAATTGTAATAAAACATTTAATGCAGCTTGGTCTGGTCCACCGCCACCTTCAATGAATGGGTTTGAACCATTACATAGTAGATAAATGTTTAGAAAGGTGTCAATCATGGTGTCAAAATCACCAGAGATTGTGCCTGCATTGTAAATAAGGTTATCACGATTATGTTCGTGTATTAATGGACCAAAAGATTTTAATAGATTGTTATCACCCCAATCTTCATCTTTATAACGAATAGATTCACAGGCAACATTAATTTTTTTGCCGTCTTTGATAACTCGTTCTAAAAATAAGGATGGGTTTGTTTGAAAGACCACATCTTTAACATCGGTTGTAATGATGTTACGATATTGTCCTTTGAGGCCTTTTAAGAAATACCAGAGATGGTAAAACCTTTCAACAACAATGGAGAAATTTTCTTTGTATTCAAATCGTTTTGCATCGTCATTTTTCTTAAATGCAAAGATTGTGTAGCCACGCTTAACTAATTCTTCAGTTGTTTCATATGAAACATTATAACAAATCATGGCTTTGGTGCCAGTAAAACCAGATGTGTCTAATGAATTGACCCAAGGTTTAATTTTGTCAAAGTCATAACCAGTAATGCAACCAACCACTATATCTTTCATAATAACTCCAATAATATATTTTATTTATTCTTGCGGTATTCTTTAAATCCTATAATTTTAGTTTGACCGGGTGTATCTTTCTGATAAGATTTTAATAATGTATCTGTACCATCTTGACCTGCACCTGACTTTGGTAAAATATCAGGTTTAATATTTACAGCTTCACCCAAACCGCTCTTAAAGAATTGAATTCTTCTTTCGTGTTTAGCAACCCATTCGTCAGATGGTTTGCCTTCACCTTTATAATATGCTAAAGGTCTTTGTGTCTTCTTTGACACCAATGCCCAGCGACCATTAACTTGTTTTAGCATTACTTAACTGTCCTTATTGTACCATCTTCTTTTACAAAATAAGCTTCAAACTTAATATCTTCAAACTCTTTTTGTAAATGTAAAAATGCTTTTAGATTTTCAGTTGAATCATCAAACAACCTTACTCTTGAAAACTGCTTGGTATTTAGATAGTTGCGGATGATGACCATTTTTGATATAGCTGTGCTACGAATATCTTTGATTTTACCAGCTCTCTCAACACGAACTCGGTCAATATCAAAACCATATTTGCGGAATGTATCTAAAAACTTTTCACGGTCATCAAAATCATCTCGTGCTGTTACAATAATGACACGACTTAATTCGTTTTTCAAAGTATTCTTTAGAATGGCTTTAGCTTTTGCCATCATACCTTTGATAGGTTTAGATTCATTGTAAAACTTTTCAGCATCACGAAACTCTTTGAAATCAAATTCTTCACCCGTTTTTAATTGATAAGTATTGTATGAGTGTGGGTCTAATCTCTTAACAATCTTATTACCTTTTTTAACCGTGACACGAGCCGTTGTTTTGAACAAAGTATCATCTATATCAAATATGGTTAAACCACCATCTTTGAATTCTTCAGTAATAAAACCGTAGAATGATTTCATCTTAATCTCTTGTAAGTGTAACTATCTTTTGAATTTGTGCTTCTAAAATAGGTTTACGATTTGGCCATTTAATAATAGGTTGGTCTGCTGTCTTTAATAAGTTAATTAAAAGAGGCATCACAATCTTTTCTACTTGTTGAAGTCTTGATTTATATTCTTCAACTGTTTCATCTTTCTGTGCGATGACTGCATTGTATTCTGCTTCATCTACAGCTGTAAAACCGAAATCGTTATCACCATATTCTTGTAATATTTTGGTTAAATCATATGCCATTTTATTTGTCCCATGCCTTTTGAGCGTTAAAGTTTGCTTGAGAGAATTCTAATCGGTCAACCAGTTTAACTGCGTTGCCTTGTAATTTATCTACCGCTACAAACCCTTCTGCATTTGTAATTTTGAAACCATTGTCAGTCTTGAGGAATGTTCCTGTGACTTGACGAATCTGTTGTAACTTTTTAATAATCATTGATTTAGCTTCAACTAAACCATTTTGAATATCAAATATCTTTTTTAATTCTGTGGCGTTATTACGATAGAACCTCATCAATTCTGATTTCTCTGCTATTCTTTTTTGTTTGGTCTTATCTAATTTAGCTGCAATTATTTCTTTGTTAAGTTTATCTTCAATGGTGCGAGTTAATTCACGGACATGTTTTGTTGTATCCGTAATAACTTCTCCAGCTCTTACTTTAGAATTATTAAATGTTTTAATTTGTGTTCTGATAACATCCGATGTTGCTATTCTATTTAGCACCACAGGATTAATTCCTCTGAATAGATTACCAATGTCAGAAAGAATATATGTAATTTGTTTTGTTTCTTGTTCGGTGAATGTAGCTGTGCCTGAAGCATCTACAAAAGAGGCATCACGGAACCAAACATCTTTGGTTGTGGTTAAATTATTAATATCAATGTTGAATGAGGCCTTCATATCTTCTAATGCTTTGCCTGTGTATGAAGTATGAAACACAATACCAATTTGTGCGGCTGACATCATCTGTGCTAGTTTAGAATCAACAGGAACAGCATACACAATCGTATTTGGTTGAAATGTTATATAGCTTGTGCCGTCAATAGTTTCATTCTTCAAATCGCCTTTAGTGAACATCATATCACCTTGTAAGACACCTTTGATACCAAGTTTTGGTAAGTATCTTAATGCAACTTTAAGTTTCTTATTGAGTCCTTCAGCCGGATGATTGTTGTCAATATCTTTATCTGTATAATTTAATTTAGCATTCTTCGCAAAAACACCTTTAGTTCCTACAAAAAATTTACCATTCTCTGGATTAATACCACAAAACACCGCAGGTGCACCGTCCCATTTTGTAGTGACATTCACTTTAGATTCAGCATGGCCTGCCAACATATCTCGTAATGACCGGAGAAAATTAATTGAATCACGAGTGCCGGCTACACCACGATTAAGAACCTCATCTTCTATGTGTTCAAGATGAACATTCTTTCCTTCTTTTGATTCTTCTAGGTAATCTGTAAAATTCATTTCTTAATTCCACGATAGAGTAATTTAAGTCCAACGAATGAACCTAATTTACCTTTTGGTTTTGCTCTTCTAAATTCTGAATCACTTCGTATCGTCATCAATAGGGTTACTGTTTCTTTTTTTGTTGATAAATCAATAAACCATTCTTGGACTGATTGTTTATTTAGATACGCTTTGGCCTTTATAACTTTTGGTAATATCTCAACTAAAGGATCGCCAGCAACTTTATACTTATCACGAATAGCTTTAACGAGAATTAATGGAACTTCTACATCTTTTTTCTCAAGTCTAAACTCTTGATTAATCCAATCTTTAGTTGCTTTCAAATCTTTATTGATAACTGAACATAACTTTTCACGGCATGTTTTATTCATAATGCCATATAATACATCAAATTGTTTTGGATCAGCTTCAAAGAATTCTATGAGTTTTTCAATGAGTATTGGATTTACTTTTGTAGCATC